TTGCAGGAAACTACTAATGAAGACGCCCATACTGGGCAGCGCGTATGTGGCCCGTTCAATAAACGCTGCCAACGCACGCATGGTAAACTTGTTTCCAGAAGCGGTGCCAGAAGGCGGCATAGAGCCGGCGTTTATTCAGCGTTGCCCCGGCTTGCAGCTTCAGCAGACCATAGGCGATGGCCCGATCCGCGGGCTGTGGGCGCACCAGACGCAAGGCGCTGACTTTTACGTCGTGTCTGGGTTTGAAGTCTACAAACTATCCAGCCTTACTGGAACGCCTACTAAGCTGGGCGACGTAACTGGCACCGGCCCTGTGTCCATCGCCGACAACGGCAATCAAATATTCTTTGCCTGCAATCCTGACGCGTATATCTACGACGAGTCCCTCAACACGTTTACGCAGATCACCGACCCTGATTTCCCCGGCGCCGTTACCGTTGCATACTTGGACGGCTATTTTGTGTTTAACGAACCAGATAGCCAGAAACTTTGGGTGACGCAGCTTTTTGACGGCTTTCAGGTTGACCCGCTAGAGTTTGCCAGCGCCGAAGGTAGCCCTGATGGCGTCGTTGGCATACTAGTAGACCACCGCGAATGCTGGGTGTTTGGTACGGACTCCACCGAAGTCTGGTACAACTCTGGCGGTCTAGACTTTCCGCTGTCGCCAATCCAAGGCGCGTTTAATGAAATCGGTTGCGCTGCGCCGTACTCCATCGCCAAGATGGACAACACCGTGTTCTGGCTGGGCGCTGACGCGCGCGGCCAAGGCGTCATTTACCGTGCGGCTGGCTACAGCGCACAGCGCATATCAACGCACGCAATTGAATGGCAAATCCAAAACTACCTAGATATGAGCGACGCTGTGGGCTACACCTACCAGCAGGACGGCCATGCGTTCTACGTCCTGTCGTTCCCGTCCGCGGATGAAACTTGGGTGTACGACGCTGCCACTGGCGCATGGCACCAGCGGTCATCTTACTCCGCCCTTGCGCCAACTGAAGGCGCGTTTGAGGCCGAATCGTTTGATGACGCATTCTACCTAGTATTGCCGCTTACACCTTCTGGCGTCAGCGGTGCATTCTCACGCCACCGCAGTAACTGCCAGTGTAACTTCCAAGGCAACATCATCGTCGGTGACTACGCCAACGGTAACATCTACACGTTTGAACTAAACGTTTTTGCGGACAACGATATAGCGCAGCGTTGGTTGCGGTCGTGGCGCGCGCTGCCGACAGGCCAGAACAATCTCACGCGTACAGCAAACCATAGTTTGCAGCTTGAGTGCGAGACAGGCGTTGGTCTGAACGACGGCCAAGGAAGCGACCCGCAAGCTATGCTCCGCTGGTCCGACGATGGCGGCCATACATGGTCTAACGAACACTGGGCGTCTATGGGCAAGATTGGCGCAACAGGCACCCGCGTCATATGGCGCCGGCTTGGCATGACGCTGAAGCTGCGCGACCGCGTCTACGAAGTGTCTGGCAGTGATCCTGTCCGTATCTACTTGACCGGCGCTGAACTGCAACTGAGCGGCACAAATGCCTAACGATCTGCTCACCCGTATCCCCGCGTCGCGCGTCCCGATTACGGACGCGGCTGACGGCACGGTGACGCGTGAGTGGTACAGGTATCTGTTTAACCTTTTTACACTGACGGGCGGCGGTCAAGCTAACTCAGCCGCTAGTTCGTCAATGGGGCAGGACTTGGCCCCATTGTACACGCCGCAGGTGAATGATAAGCGTTACGGCTCGTTTTACGACACATCCACGCAGACAGCCGCCGCCATCAATACGGCGTATCCAATCACGATTAACTCTACAAGCATATCTGATGGCGTCTACATAGGCACGCCTACGTCGCGTGTGTATGTAGACCGCGTAGGTACGTACAACTTTCAGTTTTCGGCGCAGCTTCTTAAAAGCGGCGGCGGCGCGGGGAACGTTTATATCTGGTACAGAGTAAACGGTGTTAACGCGGCAAACTCTGCAACAATCGTGACGTTGGCAGGGAGCAGTTCAGCAGTTGTCGCCGCATGGAATTTTGTGATAGACTTAAACGCAGGTGATTATTTTGAATTGGTTTGGTCTACGAATAATACAAACTGTGAAATTCACGCAGCGGCTGCAAGCGCCCCTGTACCCGCAATTCCGTCCGTCATCCTGACGGTCACTGATAACATTAACTAGGGTTTAGATATGACTGTTCTTGCTCCACAACCTAAAGCACAATTCTTCGATGCTAACGGTAGCCCGTTGGTCGGCGGCAAGGTCTATACCTATGCAGCCGGTACGACAACACCGTTGCAGACATACACTGATGCGTCAGGGGTTACGCCTAACACCAATCCGATTATTCTGGACTCCCGCGGCGAATGTAACCTGTGGTTCTCTACTGCTACTAGCTACAAGGTAGTCTTAGAAAGCGCGGCTGACGTGCTGCAATGGACCGTCGATAACATTGCGACCTACGGCACCATCGCCAGCCAAAACTCCAACAACGTAGCTATTACCGGCGGCACGATTAGCGGCGTCACAATTACAACGTCCACTATCACTGGCGACATATCCGGCAACGCTGGCACAGTCACAAACGGCGTCTATCTGACAGCCACCCAGACGCTGACAAACAAGACCATTACAGGTATGGCATCAGCATCAACGGTCAACGACAGCCTCGGCACGCCGTTCACTGTTGGCTACCGCAGCGTCCCGCAAAGCCTCAACACTACTGCTGCCGCTTCCGACGATGGTAAGCACCTGTATGTTTCCGCTACCACCACAATCCCGTCGGGCGTGTTTGTAGCAGGAAACCTGTTTTATGTGGTCAACAGCAGCGGCAGCACCGTGACGCTCACACAGGGCGCTGGAACGACGCTACGGCTTGGCGGCACTGCAACCACAGGCAGCCGCACCATTGCAGCCTACGGCGTCGCTACAGTGCTGTGCGTTGGCACTGAAGTATTCTACGTCACCGGCAACGTAACCTGATAGGATAGGCCCATGCCAATTATTGCAGCAAACATCATCCCCGCCAAGAATATGGAAAACGCACAGACTACGCAGTATGTGTCGCCCAGCAGCACCACGACTATCATTGACAAGTTCACGGCTACCAACTTCAGTAGCGGCATGGTCAACGTCAGCGTCAACTTGGCAGCGGTCAGCGAAGCCACAGGCAACAGCAACTTGATCGTCAAGACGCGGACGCTGCAACCCGGCGAGACTTACACCTTTCCAGAAATCGTAGGCCACACCCTGCCGTCCGGCGGGTTTGTCTCTACGCTTGCGTCAGCGGCAGCGGCAGTCAACTTGCGCGCGTCTGGCCGCGAAATCAGCTAATGCAGAATTTCCTACGCATCGCTGACGGGCTAAATACATCTTCTGTCTTACGGGAGTTAGTCACGCAGCCAGAGTTGTGGGACCAGAATACACTTCGCACCAGCCACCCTGACACCGCCCATGCGGATGTAAGCGACATTTGGCTGTGGTTTAACGCAATCCCTGACACGCCTGATGGTGTTATTAACGACATCCAGACGGTCGAGTACCCTGCGTGGGCGCGGCTACCGTCGCTGCGCCGCATGGTGCTAGACCTAATCCACCGCGTCAACGGCGTCCAGCTTGGCCGCTGCATCATTACTAAGCTGCCGCCGGGCGGTGAGATTACACCACACGTTGACGGCGGCGCTCCAGCAGAGTTTTACATCCGCTACCAGATTGCACTTCAGTCTTTGCCCGGCGCGCTGTTTCACAGCGGCGACGAAACGGTTAACTTTCGCGGCGGCGAAGTCTGGTGGGTCAACAATCGCGTAACACATTCTGTTGTAAATAACAGTGCAGATGATAGGATAGTCTGTATTGTAGACATCAGGAGCGCATAATGATAACGGCACAAGTTGAAGATTGGGCACCTTTTATCGAAGAAGCGCAACCGCTGTTGCCTTTGCATTGGGAAGAATTGGCTCTCAACAAAGATAAAGTTCCGCTTGATCCGCAATACGACCTTTACGCCGTCCGCGATAACGCAGGCCAAGTGATAGTGGTAACGCTGCGCGAAACTGGCCGTTTAGTGGGATATTTTATAGGTTTTATTGCGCCGGGGCTACACTATCAAACGTGCCTGACGCTGACGATGGACATCTTTTGGACGCACCCAGATGTGCGTGGTGGATTTAGTGGCGTAAAACTCTTTCGTTTAGTTGAAAAAGAGGCTAAAAGGAGAGGTGTGCATCGTATGTTTTACGGTTCCAAACTTCACAAAGACGCGTCACGGATGTTTGAGTTTTTGAAAATGGAACCTGTAGAGACATATTACAGCAAATGGATCGGGGAATAACATGGTCGCAGTAGTAGCCGGAGCGGCAGCATTAAGCGCAGGAGTGTCCATTGGCGCGTCTAAAAAAGCGGCCAAAGCGCAAATAACCGCATCCAATACGGCAGCAGCAGCAACGGAACGCGCAACAAAAGAGGCGGTAGCAGCGACGGAACGCGCGGCGGCGCTGGCGTTAGAGGCACAAAAAACCGCGTCGGCTGAGTCCATTGCTGCGGCAAGAGAAGCAGCCGCGGCAGCGCAGGACGCGCAGAATAACGCAAACACGCAAGCGCAGAATTTGGAGCGCCTGCGTTACACCGAAGCGCGCGCGGCGGATGAGGCGGCGTTCACTGGCGCGCAAGCAGCCTCGGACAAGGGTTACGACACTGCTCTAGACGCATATAGAACTTCATATGCTGGGGCGCAGGCTGCTAGCGATTTGGGCTTCGACACCGCATTAACCGACGCCAATAGGGGCTTTGACACCGCTCTGGGCGACGTTACTAGGGGTTACGCCGAGGGTCAAGCTGCCACCGATTTAGGCTATACCACCGCCCGCGGTGATTTTGAACAGGCGTACCAGCGGCAGGGCGAATTCCAGCAGCCATTTATTAGAGATGGCCGCACCGCTCAAGACCAAATCATGCAGCTTATGGGCCTTAGCGGCGACACAACCGCTGCCAATTACGGCCAGTACGCTAAGTCATTTGGTATGGGAGATTTTGAGCAAGACCCCGGCTATGCCTTCCGTATGTCAGAAGGATTAAAGGGGCTAGACCGATCAGCATCCGCACGCGGGGGCATATTGTCTGGCGGCGCATTGAAGGCCACCCAACGGTTTAGTCAAGACTTAGCCAGCCAAGAATATCAAAACGCGTTTAACCGCTATCAGACTGAACGCGCGGCGCGTCTGGGTACGCTGGGCGGCATATCAGCTTCGGGTCAGTCAGCAGCAAATGTTATGACGGGCGCTGCGGGGCAGCTTGGCTCAAACAATGCGGCAAACGCTTTGGCGCGGGCAGCAGCAACATCCGCAAACTCTATAGGGCGCGGCACCGCAACGGGCAATATCGCTACAAATCGCGGCGCAACAACTGGCAACATTGCTATGAACCGCGGCGCGACAACATCAGCAAATCTTCTAAACCTTGGCGAAGCAACCGCTGGGATTGGTTTAGGACGCGCTAACACAACAGCCACAAATCTTATGAACCGCGGCGCGGCGACCAAAGCAAACGATGCGGCGTATTACGGCACAGTAGGCGGTCTTACGCTGGACCGTGGCACGAACACCGCAAATAACGCGTTCTATGTTTCAGACGCCGCACAACGCGGCGCGGCAAACATAGGAAACGCTGCATCAGCAGGCGCGTACAATGTTGGCAACGCTGCATCAGCAGGCGCGTACAATGTCGGCAACGCAAATGCAGCCAACGCGATAAACGTAGGTAACGCCCGCGCGTCTGGTTACGCAGGGACCGCTAACGCGTTTAACAACGCCCTCGGTCAGATAACAGGTTATGCCTCCGCCGCGCCTTTGAACAACGCCATAATGGGTTACTACAACCGCACCAAACTACCCGTCGGTTAAAAAGGTTTATTGATATGCCAAGCCAAATTATGCCCACAGTAAACTTGCTGAAGCTGCCGGACCCAGCCGCGCAGACCGCGAAGTATGTCAACATGATGAACGCGACGCGGCAGCAGGAAGCGTCACAACGTCAAGCCGACATAGCGCAGAAAACGCTAGACTTGAAGACGAAAGAAGACGTGCGCGAAGAGGCAAAGCAAGGACCAACCTTAACTAAGATGGAGCAAGACAACTTAGTTCAGGCATTAAGCATATTCCGCGAAGGTGTAACAGACATAGCGGATGGTGATTTGGCGGCGGCAGAAGCGTTACGCGCAGACTTAGTATCGCGAGTACCACCTTACGAAAAGTTTATTCTGCCTGCATCGCAATGGACGCCTGAGTATAAATTTCAGTTAAAAACAACTGCCGAACAAGAAATACAAAAAACTATTGCGACGCCGACAACTGAAACTATTTTTGGGCCTAAAAATGAAATCTTAGAGTTGACTAAAGGCGGCGCCCCCGGCGTCGCTGGTTTAAGGCCGGTATTAAATAAGCCTGCAGCCGGCACTACACCCACAGTCGCGCCTAGAACACCTGTTGTACCAACCGCGGCGCCAGCAACGCCACCGCAGATGCCAGCCGGTGACGGCGGACAGCTTGACGCCTTTCAGCAGGATCATGTTCGCCGAATGAAAGAAGAGTTGGGTATGACCAATACCCCTGCGTCCTTTACGCGCGGCGGCATGGGGCAGATGTCGCCTGACATGGTTCCCGCCATTATTGACTCTGCAATGAAAACTGGCGTCATGGCGCAGATCGACCTTGATCAGATGTTAGCGATGACGCCGCCGCAAGCCCGTCAAGGAATTGTGGATGTACTCCGCAGCAATAACGTTTCGTTGCAAGCTGACGCACCGTCGCTGGTAACCAGCGGAATAAACCAGCAGCAGCCAATGGCTCCTAATCCGGTGGGAAGACAGCAATCAACGTATGCTGATATGCGTGGCCTAGCGCCGCGCGCGTCGTTTGCCGATCTAGGCAGCGCGCCACCAGTGCAGAATACGATGGCGCAGACAAACGTAATGGGCCAACAAGCCTATGGTCGCAGTG